AGCAAAAGAAACCTCTACTCTGTCACACTGCGTTCGATCAAAAGTCGGCGCAGTTTTAGTTAAAGATGGGAACATAATCTCTTTTGGTTATAATGGCACTCCTTCTGGAATGGATAATGCTTGTGAGAAAGACGATATCACTCTGCCCCATGTTATCCATGCAGAAGTCAATGCAGTATTGAAAGCTGCCAAGACTGGTAACTCTGTAGATGGTTCCACTTTGTACTTAACGCTTAGTCCATGTTTAGACTGCTCTAAACTTATTCTGCAATCAGGAATAAAAAGAGTTGTATATTTGAATGCATATCGTAACCTAGAAGGGGTTACCTTTCTTAAACAATTTATACAAGTAGAAGAATATGATATACAGAACTCCAACTGACGCATTTGAGTTATTGTACCAAGACATCATGTCTGAAGGTGAAGACTTTGCTAATACCAAAGCTGTATTCAATAAGTCATTCACCATTGAAGATCCTACCAAGAAAGTTATCACTACACCAGTACGTAAGTTCAATCAAGACTACGCTGAGTACGAATGGTGTTGGTATATGAATGGTAACAGAGATGCTAAAGAGATTGGTGACCGTGCTAAGATATGGAATCAGATGATGATACCAGGGACAACTGAAGTTAATTCTAACTACGGCTACTTCTGGAAATATAATGATCAGCTAAACCGTGTTATCAATGATCTTAAACTTAACAAAGAAACACGTCGTGCTATCATTGTACATTATATTCTACACGAGCTTGACAGATACAAATATGACACACCATGTAATGATGTACTTAACTTCTATATCAAAGATGATAAGTTACATATGACTGTGTTTGCTAGATCTATTGATCTTGTGTTTGGCTTCTGTAATGACCAATATACATTTGCTAAGCTTATGGAATTTGTTTCACAAAAAACAGGCTATCCTGTAGGTCAAATGCATTGGTTCATTACTAATCTCCACGTCTATCCTAGACATTACGAAATGTTTAAATAATAACAATGACAGTAGTAAAATTACTTATAGAAAGATACGTATGCCAATACGGTATATTAACAGACGAAGATTGGAAAGAGGCTGAGTTATTAGAGAAAGATATTATTACAAATGCTATCATGCACGCTCTTGATGAGGATGGACATACAGGAGACTGGAAGATCAAGTTTGCTAACGAGTATTATAATAAAATAAATGAAAGTTATGACTTTTTCAACCCGACTAGAACGAGATTTTTTGGAGACACAACTGTCTAAGCTATCTAAAAAGACATACAATCAGTTTATATGGTGGAGGCGCTACCAACAAAGGCAGACTCTTCACGATAAAAGGACTTTATATGAAAAGATCATGAATGGCGACTATGAGCATTCAGACTATTATTATCAAGCAGAGCATGAAAACTACCTATTAGAAGATGCTACAAAACACCTTAAAACTTATGAAGATAAGTTAGACAAGATTAGTCTATTTAGAGCTAGATATAAAAAGCTTCATGAAGATTATCTTAAAGAAGAGACGGAGATCATGAAGAAAATGAAGAAGGACTTTCGCATTACTTTTAGAATACCAGAAGAAGAGCTAGACTCTATTATGGAGTCATTTGATGGTACTACATTAGAGCTTTATAACTACATAAAAGAACTAAAAGGTGACCACTCTACAAATCGTAAGCCAATGCCTAAAATATTAGTGTAAACTCTATAAAAATATTTTTTAATCTTATTTGAGTTTCATATATTTATCAAAAGAAATAGTTATGAATGTTCAGTTTCAAGACTCCTTTTTACAAAGTTTGAAGAGATTAGCGTGGCATCAAAGTAGTCTTTATAGACTGTATGATCTATTCCGCTCGGGTATTCCTGGGTTCATCAAGAACGTATGGAAATTTCGTCGTGAGCTGTGGTCCCATCGTTGGTGGGATTATAGGTTTACATTAGAGATTCTTAAAAAATCTCTCGAGATTCAAGAACAGGGTATGCGATTAAAGGGTATAGAAGTGTCTGAAAGTCTGGACAAAAAAGTAAATAAAATGCAAAGAGCTATTGAGCTTTTGCAGAATAAGATAGACGACAATTATATTGATAGGACAGAGAAAGAGTTCGGTGAACTAATAATGAAAGACTGGAAGTTTGAAGAAACAAATGAAGGTAATTATGTTCTTGTAGATGAAGATACGGAAGAAGAGAAGAAACACAATAGAATGATCTTCAAGAAGGCTCACGAACTTGAAGCAAAAGAATGGAAAGAATTGTGGCAAATTATAGAAGGAAAAAAATATAAAGAGTACAAGGATTACGATGGATCAGACATGAGAGGTTGGTGGGACTAGCTAGAAAATTATTACTTATGATAGGCCTTATTTTATTTATTGTAGCTATTTCAGCATCCATTGCTTGGTTGTCAGCAGGAGGAATTGAGTATGTACGTAAGAAACATCCTAATTATAAAAGAAATGACTTTTTAGATTGGGATAAACATGTTAATCAGATAGCAGGTAGAGATTCTTGGGATGATCTCAAGGATGAGATTTACTGAAATTAAATTAAATAGTTATGATACAATTTTTTGACAGAATTAAAAGTGGCTTATTTGTTGCTAGTATTTTTTTGGCTATCTATGTAATAAGAGACCAAAGACAAACTATAGAAAAATATAAGGCTGCAGAAGGTATGCCCCAAGGCGGAGATATTGCAAAAGCACAATATATTGATTCTTTACAAAATGAACTATTTATACAGTCTACAAATGTTACTAGATATGAAATTGCATTAGATAAACTAAGACAAGAAGATAATATAGCAGCTAGTAAGTTTGATAAAGCTTTAAGTAATATAGAATGAATAATATAGATAGGCAGTACAAAGAACTCCTAGATCATATTTTGCATTTTGGAGTTGATAAACAAGATAGAACTGGTACGGGTACCAAATCAGTATTTGGTTGGCAGATTCGCCATAATATGAAAGAAGGCTTTCCTGTTCTTACAACAAAGAAGATGGCCTGGAAAAGTATTGTAACAGAACTATTATGGTTCTTACGTGGTGATACTAATATTAAATTCTTACATGATAATAACTGTCATATTTGGGATGGAGATTATGAAAAAAGTGGAAGAACTAATGGTGAATTAGGTCCTATCTACGGTAAACAATGGCGTAATTGGGGTGGTTGGGTTGAAACTAAGTTAACTCAAGAAAAAGATGAGAATGGATATTTGTTATACAAGTTTATACCTCATAAAGGAGTAGATCAAATCCAAAACCTAATCAACGAACTCAAAACAAATCCCGATAGTAGAAGATTAATGGTTAGTGCTTGGAATGTAGGTGAGTTAGACCAAATGGTATTACCACCATGTCATTATGGATTTCAAGTTTATACGAGAGTGTTGAGTTTGGAAGAAAGAATGGACTTATCCCGAGAAAAACGACGTGTCTACTGGGATTGGCAAAATTGGAGTCTCGAAGATATGGAATGGAAAATGAATAATGAATGGAATACTCCAACTAGAGCGATCTCTCTAATGTGGAATCAACGCTCAGTAGATACATTCCTAGGACTACCATTCAATATAGCATCATACGCTTTATTACTTGAAATATTAGCTAAAGCAGTGAATATGGTGCCAGAGGAATTAATTGGTAATTTAGGTGATACTCATTTATATCTTAATCATATAGAACAAGCTAAAGAACAGTGTTTAAGGAATCCTTATAAATTACCAAAATTAATAATGAATCCTATATTCTTAGCTAATCTAGAGCATAAAGGATTAGATGAAGCAGTAAATGGACAAGTTAATTTTGAACTAGAAAATTACCAATCACATCCAGCAATTAAGGCGCCTTTAAGTAATTAGTAGATTTTATTTAATACAAATATATCTGTATAAATTGCATTTTCAGGTGCTGCTGAACTAAATTGAGCAGTAACATCTAAAGTATTTAAAATTGTAGTATCAAATGTTGTATTATTAACAGTATTAAAGGCGAATCCTTGAGGAGCACCATTAGATTGTTTAGTAGTATGAAATACACCAAGAGCTACTATTGAAGCTACACCAGCTGCTCCTAATGCTCTAACTGTGAAATTTATAGAAAATTGCCAAACATCATTTGTAGCGGTTGACATAGTCTGTACTCCACTATCAGCTAAAAGTGCACTATTTGATTTAACTCTAATTCGTATAGTGTCATTATTTTTAGATGACAAATATCCACCAAAATCAGCTCTAAAACTGTCACCAATATTCCAAGCATTTGCAGGTACACTTAATGTACCTATTCCTGAGCCTATTAAAGATAATTCACTAGTTGTAGCGGTTATAACATTGCTATTTGATGTTTCAGCATACAATCCATAGTTACTACCTGGACCGTATATGATTGAATCAAGTGTAGTGTATTTTGTTATACCACCTTGTACAGTAGCAAATAATTCTGATCCATCTAATTCTCCAGCTTGTGGGAGACCTGATATCGGTAAATCTGGCATTTTATATTTCTTTTATTCCTGTTACAAATATTTTTGATCCATCTTCTTGTAAGATGTAATTTAAATCTTCTTGTTGTAAAAATCCTAGAACGCTTATTATTTTTGTAGGAGATTTTCCACCGCAAGCTCTTATCTGTTCAACATCGCATACATGTTGGCGGTATGCACTAACTTGTTCATTAAGAGAAAGTTTTCTAATGTGATTAAGTTTCACAAAGTGTAACCACGCTATTTCTTCTACTAAGATCATATATAAATAAATATCAACTCATAATAGATCATACTATATAGATTTTTTACATATGTTTGTAAATAGTTCATATATTTGGTATATGACATACGAACAAAGACGAGACTGGTTACTTAAGACAATGAAAAAGCAAACAGATCATTGGCTTAAAGAAGACCAATATGAACAATGGCAAAAGAAAAATAAGCCTAAGTACTCTTATACATTTAAACCTAAAAGGACTATGAGGACAAGTGATATTTATAATAAAGAATGTTTAGAGTATTACAAATCCTATTAGTAGTTCTTTTCCTTAATGTATCATTAAAGGCACAAGATACAGTTAGATTAGTTCATAAAGAGTACACTACAGTGTTCTCCAAATCTTTAAAGTATCCGGTATTAGTTGAGTGGTGGGTAACAAAACAAAAAGTTACATGCACAAACCCCATACCAAGAAAAGATAAGTTTGCACCAGATCCACTTCTGGCCGCAGAAACTAATCTAGAGATGGATTATAAAGGTTCAGGAACAGATCGTGGCCACATGGCTCCAGCAGCCGACAATCAATGTTCTGGGCCTAATGCTATGCTTGAATGTTTTTATTTTTCTAATATGGCACCTCAATACCATAGCTTGAATGCAGGAGATTGGAAGACTTTAGAGACATTAACTAGAGATCTAGCTAAAAGTCAAGACTCCATTAAAGTATGGTGTGGGTCTGTTGGGAAGTCTAAAAAAATAGGTAGGGTGTCTGTTCCTACAAAATGTTGGAAAGTTATTTATATCAATAAGACAAATGAGTGGAAAGCCTACATATTTAATAATGATACCTCAAAACCTAACGGAATCAATGATAACTTAGTTAAGGTTGAAGATGTAGAGAAATTAACAAATTATAAATTTAAAATAAAGTAGTATGAATGTTATGTATTTTTCAGCTGATTGGTGTGGACCTTGCAAAGTTTTTAAACCAATCGTACAGCAAGTATCTCAGGAGTTAGGAATTTCTGTTAATTATATCAATGTAGACTACGATGCATCTTTTACCCAGAAGTATTCTATTACTTCTGTACCTACTATTATGATAACAAATGATCAAGAAGAAGTAGTATACAGGAAGTCTGGTGTAATGTCCAGGGATCAAGTAATTAGTATGTTTAATCAATTTAGATAGTCTTTTAAGATATTTATATCTAAAATAGGTTGATAAATTAGTTCTAGTAACAGGTTTTATATTTGTTTACCAAAACTGTTAATCAACATGGACATTAGCAAACTTAAAGGACATATTCCTGATTCTGTATTAGCACAGATCCCTGATACTGCAGCTAAATTTGAAATTAATACTCCACTTCGATTAGCTCACTTCTTGGCACAATGCGGTCATGAATCTGGTGGGTTTAAACTCGTTCAAGAAAACTTAAACTACGGAGCAAAAGGTCTTTTGGGTATCTTCAAAAAGTATTTCCCAACAGAAGAAAAAGCTAAATTGTATGAGAGAAAACCTGAAAAAATTGCAAACCTTGTTTATGGAGCAAGGATGGGGAACGGACCTGAATCTTCTGGAGACGGCTATAAATTTCGTGGTCGCGGTTACATCCAATTAACCGGTAAAGATAACTATACTGCATTTGGTAAAGCTATCAATGAAGACATTACAGCCAATCCAGACAAAGTAGCTACTAACTACCCTTTATTATCTGCTGCATGGTTCTTCCATAAGAATGGCTTACATAAGATAGCCGATGGAGGTGCAACTGATGCAGTAGTAACTTCTGTAACTAAGCGTGTTAACGGTGGTACTATCGGTCTTCCTGATCGTATTAAACACTTTAAAGAATACTATAACTTACTTAAATAATAGTTTTATAAAGGTTATACATTTTATAATTTAAAAGTATAACAATGAAAAATTTCTTCAAAGCATTATTTAATGATGACAATTCTATCAACGAAAAAAGCTTCATTGGATTCTGCGCTTTCTTAATGATGGTAATATTTGCAGTAGCAGATATTGTTACTGGAACTCTTGGTAAAGAATTAGTTATTCAAGAGTTTATATTCAACTCTTTTATGTGGTTGACTTTAGGTTCTTTCGGTATTGGTTCCGTTGACAAATGGATCAATAAAGGAAAAGAATCTAATGATGGAGAACAGTAAAACATCAAATTTCTTATCCAATAACTGGAGTATCATTGTAGGTATCCTCACGGTAGCTTTTGCTGCCGGAGGTATCTTCAGTGAATTTAGGTTAATGCATAAAGAAATAGAAGAACTTAAAAAAGAAACCGATAGTAAAGTACAACAGATCATTGATGAACGCACTCGCAAATCAGCTTGGCTCGAAGAACAAGAACAACGCATAGATGATTTAGAAGAATGGAAAGCATTTGAAGACGGAAAACACAGTAAATAAAAATAATATGGCACCAAAAAAATCAGCAGTAGATTCAGTAGCAGGAGCAGTAAAGCCTCCTATCTCATTTAAAGAATTTAGTAAAGACCCAGTTAAGGGTCTAATGTTTATTTGCATTATAGCAGTAGGCTATCTTTATGTTGACATCAAAATGTCAAATGAAAAGAATGTAGGTAAACAAGACGTCACAATTGAAAGATTAGAAGCAAAAGTAGACACTTTACAAACACAAGTAGTTAGATTAGTTGGTGAAGCATCTGCTCTTAATTCTAAAATCCAAGTGTTAGAATCACTAAATAAAATACCTCAATAATGAGATTTATCTTATTGTTAATATTCTTAGCTTCATGTAATGCTGTAAGTCAACAGCCAAGTGAAGAAATGAAGAAGGAAGCTGAATTTGAAGCCCTGCTTCGTAAAGCAGATTCTGTTAGAGCAGAAAATAAAGCTGCTATAGAAGCTGCTGATAAAAAGACAGAGCAAATAATAACTAAGACCGCTCAACAAATAACTGACTTAAAACAGGAAGTAAACCAATTAAAACAAGAATTAAATGAGAATACTGTTAAGCCTAATACTGGCTCTAAGTTTAAATTTTTGCCAATCACAGACAATTCAAAAGATAAACAATAAGGAAATTATTGTAATGTCTGTTGAAGATGGCAACAAGATAAATAAAGTATTTGTTGATAATCAAAAGCAAATAGATAGTTTAAAACTACGTCTCGACTCAGCTGAATTATATCATAATAGATACATGATATTAAACGGTCAACGTGTTCAAAAGTTATATAATGATTGGAACTATGAATTAAACAATCATAAATTAACTAGAGCTCAAGCAGACAGTTTTAAAATGATGTATGAAGCTAATAAAAGAATATATGAGTTCCGTGAACATGAGTTTAGAAAAGAAAGATTTAGCCAACAAGTATTTACAGCAGCAGTAATGGTACTCGCTTCTATATTGGCATTCCTATAATTAATAATTTGATAATATAGGTTTTAGATATACGGAAAAGCGGTTTGATAATTATAAAGGTACTAACAGTCCTAAATAATGATCAAGCCGTTTCTTATTTTTGTTTCGTTACTTCCCCTTTCTTTATTCTCTCAAGACACTCTATTCAACCAAAGACTCAGCGAAATTACAGTAAAATCTGTAGCTAAGAAAGAAAGTAACCTTTCAGTAATCAATCTCGTAAAAAATAATTCAGTAGTCTCTGATGGCATATCTATTGAGTACTTAAAAAAGACTCCTGATAGAACAGTAGGCGATGCCCTTAAAAGAGTTAATGGTGTTACTATTCAAAACGATAGGTTCGTCTTAGTTAGAGGTTTAGCAGATAGATATAACTCTGCTATGTTAAATAAAACTATTTTACCTTCAACTGAACCGGATAGACGTGCATTCTCTTTTGATATTATTCCTTCTAGTTTAATAGACAATATTATAGTTGCGAAATCATCTGCTGCTAATTTACCTGGTGATTTTTCTGGAGGTCTAGTACAAATAACTACTAAAGATGTATCAGGTAATTTTCTAAACATATCATTAGGGAGTGGTTGGGGTTTAGTGTCAACTTTGAAAGGCTTCAAGTTAGTACAAGATGCTAAATTCCCTTCCACTTTCCCTTCTACTTATAAATTTCGTATAGGTAGTTTAGGAGATAGAAGAGCTTACACAAAGCTAATGAACTCCTATGATCCTAGATCTTTTACTTCTATGCCTAATTATAATGGTGCAATTTCATTCGGCATTAAAAAAAACAAGTGGAATGTATTGTTCAGCTCTACAGGAAGAAAATCCTACTCTTTAAACTATATCGATAGATTAGATTATCAATCATCTACAGAACTTGCATATAAATATAAAGACACTTTATATACTACAACAGAGTCTTTAAATGGTCTATTGAATATTACCTACATAGGAAAGTATAAGTATAGTCTTAAGACTTTATTTAATCATCAAATAGAACAATCTTATCTTACTAGGTTTGGTGAAAACTATGATAACGTACAAGATGTAAAAAGTACATCTAGCAATAAAATAGTTAAAACTGTAGTAAACTCTCAATTTGATGCAAAAGTAAAAACGATTGATTTTAATTTAGGATACAACTTAATGTTAAGAGACCAACCTGATTATAGAGTTAATCCTATCACAAAGTCTTTAGGATCTAATCAAAACTATTCTACCGCTTGGAGAGATACATACAGATTCTGGAGCATAATGAATGAAAATAGTTATAATGCAGGAATCAATAAGGATTTTGGAAGCATTAAAGTTGGTAGTAGCTATTTAAAAAAGCTAAGGCAATTCCAAGCAAGAATATTCAGATATGAAGCTATAGACTTAATGAATGAAATAACAAATAACACAGATAGATATAAAGCAAACTTTGATTTATCTTCTACTTATGTTATGTATGATAAAGAGTTTGGAGACTGGAAACTAAATACTGGATTAAGAGCAGAGTATAATTTATTCAATGTTAATACAGCAGACTTTAGTGGACAAAAAGTAAACGTAGATAGAAAGTACTTAGACTTCCTTCCATCATTAAATGTATCTAAAACAGTAGATAGAATAAAGAAGAGATTTTCTATAAGTAAAACATTGGCAAGGCCTGAGTTTAGAGAAGTTGCTAATTTTGCGTACTACGATTTTGTTAGAAACGCTCAACTATTAGGCAACTCAAAACTAGAAAAGTCAGATATATACAATATAGATTTTAAATGGGAATATTATCCAAAGACTGGTGAAACAGTTTCTATTGGAGTATTTGGAAAACAATTCGTAAAACCAATAGAGCAAATAGTAGCAGACGGTTCAGTTCCATCAAACTTATTACTAACCTACACAAATCCAGATAAAGCGTCTTTATATGGTATAGAAATAGAAGTAAGAAAGAAGATATCAGAGTGGTTAGACTTCTATGCTAATACATCAATCATGACATCAGAAGTTAATGTAAACGGATCTAAAAGACAATTGCAAGGTCAATCTAATTACATTATCAATGGTGGATTAAACTTACATAAGAAGTCTAATACTATCAATGTAACTTATAATAGAGTAGGAGATAGAATATCTGCAGTAGGTTTCCAAGGTTACTCTGACATATTTGAAAACTCAAGAGATGTAGTAGATGTAGTGTACTTAAGAAAGATAAAGAAAGGAGAAATTAAGTTAGCCATATCAGATATATTAGCACAACCCTCTAAATACTATCAGAAAAATAGAGGCGACTTGATCAAAACAAATAATGAACAAACAATATCATTAACTATTAATTTAAATTTATGAAAAAGCTATTAAGTGTATTAATTTTAGTTGGTTTATTTAGTTGCACAAAAGATTTAGGTGGAGACGATGGACCAATCAATGTACCTTCGACTACTACATTATCAGGTAACATCAATGCAACAACCACATTAACATCAGATAAAGTTTGGACTTTAAAAGGTTATGTATACGTAACAGATGGTGCTAAATTAATTATTCAACCTGGAACTACTATCGTAAGTGACGTAGCAGAGAAAGGTGCATTATGTATAGAAAGAGGGGCTCAAATAATCGCTGAAGGCACTGCTACAAAACCAATTGTGTTTACTTCAGGTAAACCTGCAGGTGAAAGATCTCCTGGCGATTGGGGCGGTATTGTAATTTTAGGTAGAGCAAAGACTAATAGAAGTTCTGAACCAACTATTGAGGGCGGTATAGGCCGTCCTTATGGCGGTACAAATGATGCCGATAATAGTGGAGTATTGAAATATGTTAGAATAGAATATGCAGGCATTGCTGCACTTCCTAACTCAGAGATTAATGGTTTAACATTAGGCGCAGTAGGTTCAGGTACTATAATTGAATACGTTCAAACAGTATATGCTAACGATGATGCATTTGAGTTCTTTGGTGGAACTGTATCTCCTAAAAACCTATATGCGTTTGCAACAGCAGATGATGATTATGATTTTGACTTTGGATATACAGGAACTGTAACAAATGGAGTATCAAAACGTGATCCACAATTTGTAGATAATGGTGATGCAGGTAATGGTGTAGAATGTGACAATGATGGTACAGGATCATCAGCGCAACCATTTACGCATCCTAAACTCATTGGGATGGTTCTGGTAGGTCCTTTTGATGTTAGCTCATTAACTAATCATAATTTAGGTTTGAGGTGGAGGAGAGCCGCACAATTCACTATAACTAACTCTAAGATATTAGGCTATATGAAAGGTGGTTTTAGTATGGAGTCAAATGAAACTGCTCAAGCATATAAAGATGGAATAAGTAAGTTTGAAAATAATGAAGTGCAATCTTATGATCCATTACAAAATTTCAGATCTACTTCAGCAGTAATATCAGCTTTAGACATGAAAACTAAAGCTTTATCACAAGGAAATAAAGAAGTAAGTTATACTAAGAATGAAATGGAAGCTTTATCAAAACCAACCTGGATCAACGGTTGGACTAGGTTTCCTATAAAAGGCCAATAAATTTTACTACTTTAAAGATTAACTATATCGGTTAATACAGAACATCTTATATTTGTATTGATACAAAAACAAATAAAGATTATGAAAAAAGCAATGCTTATCTTCGCAGCCTCTTTGACTTTGGCTGCCTGTGGTGGAAGTTCAGAACAAACTTCAACCGATTCTGTGTCTGTAGATTCTACTGTAGTAGTTGACACAACTGTTGTGGCCGATACTGTTATTGGTGAGGGTGGAAAACCTGCTCACGATCAACCTATCAAGTAATCGTCCTGGGTTGTCGAGGGAAACGCTCGGAAAGGATACCGTTGAAACTCCTTTTGCTATAAAACAAAAATTCAATATATATGCAAGTAATGTGTATTCAAGGACACGAAGGTCTTTTAACAGAAGGTGATATTTATACTGTAGTGTATGTAACAGATAAAGGTAACTTTCTCTTAGAAGAAATCGAAGTACCAGAACCTTATACTTCATTTGACGCTAACAGATTTATTCCTTTAACTCGAGAAAGAGTTCTTGAAGAAGAACTTTCAGAGGTAGAAGAAAACTAGTTCTTTAACTTATGGGGATGACCGGTATTGATCCGAACGATGAGGTAATACCACATGCAGGCATTTGAGTATACTGCCTTAGAAGATACTAAACAATAACTGACGAAATGTCAACTATGACCTTCGACGACCTTATGGCGTTCGTAGGCGCCGACTACGCTCTTGCAGCCTAGTCCGCATCGGGCGGTAGAGAGCCTAGGAACAGAACACAACGGCGAGTCGTACGCCACAGAGACGACATCCGGACGCATATTGCGAGCCGTAGTTTTCCTTGTAGTCGATTAAAACAAGGTGGTGGACCCCGAACCTTCGGTTGGCCTCAACTACGGTGCAAACTATCGTACCAGTCTATGAACTGCTCTTTGGCTATCATAGAACGAACAGTTAGTACTAAGCATGTGAGACGTTGGTGTTATTGTCACTTTCGGAGACGCGAGGTTCGAACCCTCGCCATCTCCACCAAAATTTCCATTACCTACATATTTATTATAAATGTAGGCAATGTCAAATATAAAATTAGTCTGTGGTACTTGCGGTATAGAATTTGAATACTATAAAGGAGAGTACAATAGACAAACTAAAAGAGGCAGAACAATTTTTTACTGCTCTCTAAAATGCTCTGGTAAAAGATCAAGTAATATAGAGAGGATAAAAAAAGTAGGAAAAAAATTTATAGGTGGTGAGAATAAACTGATCAGTGATAAAGACTTCATAAGATCATCAATGAATGAGTTCTTAAGAAGAATAAGAAATAGAAAAAGATCTAAACCAGAAAAAGTAGGTAATGTAGACCTATCTCCAGAATACTTAATTGAATTATGGAATAAACAAAATGGATCCTGCGCTTATACTGGTGTTAAGTTAGTTCTTCCTTCTTATAAAACTTATAGATCCACTAACTATAATTATAAAGCTTCTTTAGATAGAATAGACTCTAGTAAAGGCTATATTATAGGAAACGTCCAATTTATCAGTTATACTATGAATAACTTAAAGTCTAATATGAATGATATAGACTTAGAAGAGTTTTTTAAAATAGTAAAAAGTATTTCGTAATTCCGTTATAATTAAACCCTAAATTAAATGAAAACTGTTTTATTATCGTTTATGTTGTTATGTTCTTTGTTTTGTTTTTCGCAGAATGGAGGAATAAATAACGAAAACAACGTACTTAGACTAGAGTACGTAGGTTACAGTGCAAATGCACACATTTATAAAGTTATCAATAAAGTTAACTGCGATCTTGGAGTAAAGATAGATAAGACAGGAGGAACTTCTTCTCAAGTCATGACTGCTTTACAAGAGACATTGATCCTCATCACGGCACCACAAACTCCTCAGGTAACCTTAAAAGTAAAAAGAGAATCAGGAGCCAATTGCAGACAGAATCCAGATAATGGTTGGGTAGAACTTCAGTCTACTGTTGTCTTACCAATTAAATTTGCTGGTATTATTGCCGAAAGACTTGGTCCAAGACTTATCAAGCTTACATTTGATGTAGAAGAAGATCATACAATAAAGAGTTATGGTATAATGGTTAGCGAAGACGGTAAGAACTTTAAGAGGGTCAATATCCTATTTCCCAATGGTATTGTACCTTATGGTTCAACAAGTCGTAAAAAATATTCTGTACTCGTAAAATTCTAACTCCATGAAGTATATTTTATTATTTGCTATTGTACTACTATTCAGTACTTGTACAAAACAAAATATTGAACCTGTAGTAGAAGTTCAAAAACCTATATTAATCAAAGTAGAGGCTGAGCATATTGATGGAGAAATCGTAAACTCTCCTATCATATTGGTTAGGTAGTCAATATTTATATCTGTAAGTGTTCTGTTAAGGGTTCTGTAAACAATAAAACAGAGCAAAGCATGAAGAACGCAATTGTATTTTTATTCGGATTTACTATTTTATTATTTGCAACCTGCACTAAAGAAAAAAACAACGCAAGACCTGACAATCCTAAACTTGAAGTCTGTGATTTTGGTCCACTTAGTAATGACCCATTCAAGACAAGAGAGGAATTTGAAATGGCTAGATCTGGCGGTTCTACAAGACCAAAAGACTCAGATAGAGATGGTATTCTAGACAATGTAGATAATTGTCCAAAAGTAAAGAATGCAGACCAAAAAGACAGTGATAAAGATGGCATAGGTGATGCTTGCGATCCATATCCTTATGGTAATGAACCAACAACTGCGTCTGTTATATTATTAGACTTCGATGGTTACTATCTAAATAGTACAATGTGGAATAATGGAGTAGCTAAACAATTATTACCAAGTGGATTATATCCAGCAGATATACAAACTATATTAGATAGCGTGTCTAAGGACTACGCCAAGTTTAATGTAATTGTAACTACAGACGAGAATGTTTATCTTAATGCTAGTATAGCAAAAAGAATGAGAGTGGTAGTTACTACTTCTAGTGAAATATATCCTGGAGTTGCTGGTGTTGCGTATATTGGTAGTATGTTTTGGGGTGATAATACTCCATGCTTTGTATTTTCTAATACCATGTCTTATAATGCATTAAGAATAAGAGTAGCCGCCTCTCATGAATCTGGACATACTGTAGGACTTTACCATCAATCTCAATACGATGCTAATTGCAATCTCTTATATACCTATAAACCATGTGAAGGAATTAGTGGACCAATCATGGGATCTATTGGAAGTAATTGCTTAGCTTTATGGTGGAAAGGACCTACTCCAAATGGCTGTACATATATCCAGGATGATGTTGCTGTCATTACTTCTAATGTTGGTCTAAAGTAATAACTAATTGATTATCAATCAGTTATGTTTTATTAAAAAAAAATTTTTTTATATCAAATATATTTTGTATATTTGTATGTACTAATAATCAAGTTATGGACGCAATAGTTTACTTTCACGGTTATGGATCTAATGGAAACAGTAGGACTGCGGAATTTATCAAACAGGCATATCCTGATTATGCTGTCATAACTCCTACTTATAATACAAAAGATGCGGATCTAGCAATTGAGGAATTATATCCTACAGTTAAAAAAATCATAAAAGAGTATCAATCTGTATTTTTTGTAGGTACAAGTCTAGGTGGTTTTATTGCTAATTATTTTTCTAACAGATATTCTGCACCTGTAGTATTAGTTAATCCTTGTCTTGATCCTGTTCAAAGGCTTCAAAGATACAATCCTCAAGATAAAGTTAATTGCGAGTCTTTTGCAAAATACGATTTAAAAGACGTAAATGGGGTTCCTAAGATAGTTGTCCTTGGAAAGAAAGACAATATCATTCCTTACGATACATTCATGGATAGGTATGTCTCTAGATACCAAATATTTATAAATGAGAATATGGGACATAGAACTAGTTCAAAAGACGACATTGTCCCAGCGATTAACGAAATATTAAACAATAGCTTCTTATGAGACCTCTTGTAGAAAGATTTATTAATTTATTTGATCCTAAACAAAAACAAGAATACGTTGATGTCGTATGGGATATACTTCAAAAGTCCTATCAGAAAGTAGGAGGAATTCATGGCTCTGGATTTAATAGCAAAGAAGACATGATCAATAGCATGCCTTTTTGGAAAATAGCCAAAAAGAATGGTAGGGTTGTGGCTGTAGCTTTATATAAAGATAAAGGTGGAAGAAAAAGAGTCGCATCTGGAACAGACGGAACTGCCGATGGCCTGAATCAATTAGAGTTAATAGGTAGAGAAGATTTAAACCAAGAAAGAGCTTATGCCGAAGTATCTTCTGCAGCATTAAAGTTCTTATTAAAAAGGTGGAAGGGTTCTGATATAACTAAGTACATGATCTTACCACAAGATGCAGAAAAAATATTAGGCGCTGAGTTAGAGTATCCAGTATCAGATCAAGATCCAGAAGTAGTAGCACACCCACAATTAAAGAAATATTTTTATAGTCGTGAAATAGGAGGTAAACCCCATACTAAATTAATGATAGGTAAACCAGGCCAAAAAATAACCTAATACTATAAAGATATACTATAAGCATAAAACAATATGTCTTATATTTGAATTAATCAATGAAACAGTTATGATATACACAATTTGGATCGTTAGTATTATCTATTGCGTAATTAAGATGTACAGATCCTATAATAAAAAAGGAATAGATCCAGTCTATGCAACTCCAGGACTTGAGACCTTGGCCATATTAGTAATGGCACCGGTATTAATGGCAGTAGATATAAGCCTTACATGGGTTAGAAAGTTCAAAGAGTATAAAGAAGAAAAGCAAGACAGAATCTTTTAATATATTGTCGAGTGATGAAAAGCGTACGCATGGCATACACACCCTCTCGTCTCGAGGGCGCTGAACACGAAACAGGTAAATGGATATGGGTTGACCACAAAGCCGGCTATTTTGTCCCTTACCGAATCGCAGCATGTAGGTTCGACTCCTACCTCGACAGCACAGTTACCGTTCTTTGACATATAAGGAGAAACAAATCATGGAAACATTATCATTCGTTTTAGGGATAGCTCTTGTAGTGGTTATTGCTTTGGCAATAGTTGCTACTTATGCTTTCGTTAAGGTAATACAAGTGCAAAAAACAACAGAAGAATTAATGAGAGAAACAGATCAAAGATTTGCAGATGTCTATCAGGCAATAGCCGAAGAAAATAGACATTGCCATTCAAGAGTTGATCTCTTTGAAAGAGACATCTATTCTCAATTAGATTCAAGACTAGACAAATTAGAAGCAAAATTAACTAACAAAAAATAAAAAATAGTTAAAGGACGGTAACTAAACTTCTGAACACAGTGAGTCTCTTTTGAGAGATGTAGACGAAAGTTCCGTAGCAGTCATATCGATTAACTCTGAGCGGATTAGTAGAAACATTGGAGGAATTAATTACTACTCCTCTCTCAAATAATTAGCCCTAAGGCCACGGGATCGAAAACTCAGGAATGCCTCTTAACAATGCACAAATGTCCTCTGAATCGTTAGTCAGCAGTGTAAAGCAACCCCACTGGGGAATAGGGTTGCACTTAGGTTGATTGGAAACCAGGTTAGAAACGCCAATCATAAAAGTAGATGTCCACGCACCCATCTTCTACTTTCCTAAAACGCTTTAAACGGTCAGACGTCGGCCGAGTATGAGGTGCGGGTCTCGTTGACAGCTTGGAAAGACAAGTATTGACACGCACGACAACTTGGAATGGTGCACTCTGAACAAGCTCTGTGAACAACCACGAAGAATACCTCACTGGTGCGTAGGTAAGTTTCAAGTTCTTCTGACCGTGGGGAAAGGCCCACTCTATAGTCAGGTAGTGGATATGTAAGCGGGCTCAAGCTCGGTAAGGCAAAATGGAATGCTACTCTTTACGAGTCCACGTTATAGGTTCGAATCCTATTCTGACTACGAGGGGAAAGTAACTTAAAGAGAGCCTCAAATGGAGAATCTGTACAACTTGTCTAGGTTATGTACAGTGCGACCGCCGGTAATGATCTCAGCAAGTGACTATGGGGAGAGTCCCAACCAGCCTCGGTGGTGGAATTGGTAGACACGCAAGACTTAGTTAGTTCTTTGAAATGATAGGCACTATATAACTTTTTTCTATCTTGTCTGATATTTATTAGTATGAGAAAAGATATAAATAGAGAGAAGTTTATAGAAGTTTGTAATAATAGCATAAGTATGGCACAAGCTAGTGTGACATTAGGACTTCATTTTAATACCTTTAAAAAATACGCTTTATTGTTTGATTGTTATAAAACAAATCCAAGCGGTAAAGGAATGATTAAAAAAGGCAAACCTAGGATTAATCTAGATGATATCACTTCTGGTAATTATCCACAATTTCAAACATATAAATTAAAAAACAGGTTAGTTAAAGCTGGAATTTTAAAAAATGTGTGTTCAGAATGTGGCATTTCAGAATGGATGGAAAAACCTTTAAATATGGAATTAGATCATATTGATGGAAATAGAACAAATCATAGGATAGAAAATTTAAGAATGCTATGTCCTAATTGTCATGCACAAACTGATACCTATAGATCAAAGAATAGAAAAATTGAGTGCTCAAATGGAAACGTTTGATGTAGAATTCCGTAAATTCGGTGAAGCCTTTAAAATGGTAATACCGAGCCAAGCCCGAAAGGGAAGGTGTAGAGACTAGACACGGAACACCTAAGTTTAGAATAAGGTGAAGGTATAGTCCAGACTACAAACTGAAAAGGTAGCGAAAGCTATAGTAGTAAGAAAATCTTGTTTGCTGAAAGCGAGTACGGGTTCGATTCCCGTCTGAGGCACAAAAAATAGATACTTATAATAATGGTATCAGGGTGATTCGTTTATTGGTAAGACGCTAGACTCCGACTCTTGAAAGATGGGTTCGATTCCCATATCATCCACAAAAGTGAGTTCTTGATATAGAGCTATGTTAACGTATAGTTCTTTAATTCAACTTTGATAAGAGGTTGGATACTCCATCCCAATGTTAGAGTCTTTCGGAGGCTTTAGCTTGAAAATAAGTCGGAGTCGATATTAAGAATTCACAAACTTTAAAAAATATAGATTATGAATTTGTTACAATCCATTCCGCAATTTACAGATGAAGTTACAGTATCCTCTCTTCCCCACCCAATATCGATGTTTCTTTTGGGTATTATGTCAATTACTGTAGTTTTTCTATTCTCAGAATATAGAAGAACTAAGAGTGAAGTAAAAGAATGTAGACAAAGTATAGAAGAGTTAGAATGCCTTATGGAAGGTATTAATAAGAGAACAGATGAAAAGCTTTTAGAAGTATCTAAGAAAGTAGATTCTAGAGTAGATAAAGCAATTCTAGCAATTAAAAAAGCTCAAGAAACTAAAAAATAAAAGTATGGAGAATAATCCAATCGAAAAGTGTATTCTTTGTGGAAAAGATACCACTTATCATTTTAATGATCATATTGATTTCAGAATTGGTTATATTGAAGGAGCTGGTCAATTATGTAAATCTTGTCATGATAGAGGAACAAATCGTAACTACATGACTATACCAGAAAATCTAGTCTACAATACTCCAAATGATCAAGAGTTAGGAGGCAAGGTCAGAGAAATATATTGGCAACATAAACAATAATAAAATGCAACAACAAAAACAAGTCAGGGTCAATATCCCTTTAGACAAAACAACTCCAGTTTCTTGTGAGGAGTGCGAGTGTACTACATTTCAAGAAGCTTTGATGTTACGTAAGGTTAGCAAGTTTTTAACTGGTGATCAACAAGACGGTATTATGCCAATTGCTACATTTGTATGTACAAAATGTGGACACGTTAACAAAGAGTTTTACCCTAAAGAATTGACTAAGAATGAGCAAGAATAAAGACATTTACGGAAAAATCACTGAATATAAACCTGAGAATAGCAGAACTGTACTTAAAGCAGATTCTATTGTAGATTCTATAGTAGATAAGTTTATTGATCGTTCTAGAGTAGGTAAAGCAAAGTATGGTACTACATTAGATCGTGAAGACTTTAGTCTATATGATTGGTGCGAACATTCTATAGAAGAAGCCATGGATTTAATATTATATCTTAGGAAGATACAGAAAACTATTGATCCAAAAAGATAGCATAAGATATTTATTATAGATAGGAAGTTGCCGGAATCAGCTATCTATAATAACTTATTGGACTCATGGAGTATCGGTCATTCCGGGACCTTTACTTCCTCTGAGTCCATTTTTATTTTATGAATTATAGAAAAATATGGGAAGCGGCTAATGGTCCTATACCTAAAGATGACCAAGGACGATCTTATGAAATACATCATATAGATGGTAATCGTAAAAATAACGATCTTTCTAATTTAATGTGTGTATCTATAGAACAACACTATAAAATACACAAAGAGCAAAAAGATTACGCGGCAGCATTATTTATATCCGCAAAACTAAAATTGTCTCAAAAAGAAATACAGTTCCTTGCAAGAGAGTCTTCTATGATTAAAGTAATTAGGGGGACTTCAAAAGCAGGAGCATTAAAAGCAGCTGAAACAAAGAGACGCGCTGGAACTTTAGACTCTATGTATAAAAAAATTGCCGAAACTAGAAAAGCTAATGGTACTAATAAAATAAATGGTTCCAATAAGAAAAAAAGATCTATATTACAATATGATTTAAATGGCAATTTTATAAAAGAGTGGAGTAGTATTAATGAAGCTAGAGATTTTTGTGGAGGCGCGCCTCATAAAGTAGCTAGTGGAAAACAAAAACAATCAAATGGATTTATCTGGAAATATAAAAAGAACTGATGCCTAAACCTAAAATCGATATCAATTGGGCATACCAAAAAGCTGTATCTTATTCTCAATATTCTATATATAGGCAATGTGAATATCAATGGTATCTAAGCTATATTAAGAAAGAGTCTAGTTTTAAACCATCTATCTATTTAGTCTATGGTACAGCAATGCATGAGACCATTCAAACATACTTACAAACTATGTATGATCAATCTGTAAAAGCAGCTGATGAAATAGATTTGAATAAGTTATTAGAAGATAGACTTGTAGCTAATTATAAAGAAAGCATAACAGAGAATAAGAATGAACACTTCAGTACAAAAGAAGAATTGAAAGAATTCTTGGCCGATGGCCAGCTTACATTAGATTGGTTTAAGAAAAATAGAGGCAAGTACTTCTCTAAAAAGAACACCGAACTAGTTGGTATTGAGATACCCATTCTACAACCAGTACTAGAAGATATTCCTAATGTTTTGATGAACGGTTCTATCGACTTTATTATCTATGATAAGATATTAGAAAAGTATACTATCTATGATATTAAGACAAGCACAAAAGGATGGAGCGATTATGAAAAGAAGGATCAAACTAAAATTAATCAGATCTTACTTTACAAGAGGTTTTATTCTAAAGTAATGAATGTACCTGAGGATAAGATTGATGTTATGTTCTTTATAGTAAAAAGAAAAGTATTTAATCATCCTGACTATCCTACATATAGAATACAAGAGTTCATACCTGCTAATGGAAAAAGAAAAGTACAAGAAGCTGTAGATGATCTTTCTGCTTTCATAAGAGAATGCTTTACTCCTAATGCAAAATATAATGCTGATAGGATTTATCTAAAAAACACCAATAGCTGTAAGTTCTGTCCATATACAAATAAGCCTGATCTTTGCGATAAAAAAGTTTAAAAATATTTTTTTATTTACGTATTTATTTGTATATTCTGATATATTTATTATAAAAGAGAAATATGCTAAATAAATCAAAAAGGGTTATAACATCGGTAAAGATACCGCAAACCCTATACGAAGACTTTAAAGTAACATCTGTAAAAACAAAGATGGGACTACAAGATATTGTTGAAAGAGCAATGTTCATGTATCTTACAGATTCATCATTTAGACAAGTTATTCACGAACAATACAATACACATTATACAGGATCAACTTTAATTGAAGCAATAAAATAAGTTACACATGGCAAATGGTTATATACCCCAAGCACAGAGGAAAAAGATACTTCTTATGTGTGATGATATTAGAATGACAAGCGGTATCTCTACAATGGCTAGAGAGATCGTAATCGGTACAGCCCATAGATTTAATTGGGTTAATTTAGGAGGAGCTATTAATCATCCAGAACAAGGTAGAAAGTTAGATGTTTCACAAGATACCAATAACATTAAAGGTATTAGTGATTCATCTATTTTTATTTACCCTATTAATGGATATGGATCTCCTGAAATTGTTAGGCAATTATTAGAATTAGAAAAGCCTGATGCAATCATGTTCTTTACTGATCCTAGATATTGGATATGGTTATTTCAAATGGAGAATGAGATCAGAAGAAAGATTCCTATGATCTATTTAAATATATGGGATGACCTTCCAGCTCCTTTATATAATAAATCTTATTATGAGTCTTGTGATTCATTGATGGCTATCTCTAAACAAACTTTGAATATCAATAGAATGGTACTTGGAGATAAAGCTAAGAATAAGATCTTAAAATATATTCCTCATGGCATTAATGAGAAAGAGTTCTTTCCTATTACAGATTTCATGCAAGAGCAGAATAACAATATAGTTAAAAAGAAACAAGAGCTCTTTGGAGATTTTGATCCTGAATTTGTTGTATTCTATAATGCAAGAAATATTAGACGTAAATCAACATCAGACTTGATTGCAGCGTATTCTGTATTTTGTGATAAAATAGGTAAAGAGAAAGCTAGCAAATGTGCCTTATTACTCCATACCCAACCATTAGATGAGAATGGTACCGATCTTCCTGTAGTAAGAGATCTGCTTTGCGATCCAGAATATCAAAAGGTATTCTTCTCAGATGCAAAGTTAACAACAGATCATATGAATATGCTATACAATATAGCAGATGTAACTTGCTTAATATCTTCTAATGAAGGTTGGGGATTATCATTAACTGAGTCTATGATGGCAGGTACGATGGTCATAGCTAATGTTACAGGAGGCATGCAAGATCAATTAAGATTCGAGGATAAAGATGGTAAGTGGATTGACTTTAATGATAAGTTTTGTTCTAATCATTTTGGAACATATAGAAAGCATGGTGAATGGGGTATTGGTGTATTCCCTAATAATATGAGTATTGTAGGATCTATTCCAACTCCTTATATCTTTGATGATCGCTGTGATTTTAGAGACGTAGCTGATGCAATACAGAAGATATATGAATTACCACAAGAAGAAAGATTTAGAAGAGGATTAAAAGGTCGTGAATGGGTAACATCTGATGAATCAATGATGAGCGCTGTTAATATGTGTAAGAATGTTGTTTCTACAATAGATGATACCATTAATAATTTCAAACCTAGATCTAATTTTGAATTACTTAAAACAGAGAAATTAAAAAGAAATAAAATTGTACACCCATTAGTATATTAATATGAAACAGTTTTGCGTTATATCATGTCCAATTGACACATATTCAGGTTATGGTGCGAGAGCTAGAGACTTTGTAAAAGCACTTTATGAATTAAAGAAAGATGAATGGGATATTAAAGTTATTCCTCAAAGATGGGGAGTTACTCCTTGGGGATATATCAATGATAATAAAAAAGAATGGGGATGGCTACTTCCGCTTCTTCATAATTCAAATCAGTTACCAAGACAACCTGAAATTTGGATTCAAATAACAGTACCCAATGAATTTCAACCAATAGGTAAATATAGTATAGGACTTACAGCAGGTATTGAAACAACTCTTTGTGATCCTAGTTGGATTGAGGGTATAAATAGAATGAATTTAACTTTAGTATCTTCAAATCATGCTAAACAAGTATTTAAAACCTCAGCTTTTGAAAAGAGAGATCAACAAAATAATTCTCAAGGAGTTATTAAGCTTGAAAAACCGCTAGAAGTTTTATTTGAGGGTGTAGATCTGAATAAATATTTTCATATTGAGAATGAGGATTTAGAAGAGACTGAATTAGTTCTTGAGCTAGATGAAATAAAAGAAGAATTTTGCTTCTTATTTGTAGGACATTGGTTACAAGGAGAATTAGGTGAAGATAGAAAGAATGTAGGATTAATGTTAAAGACTTTCTTTGAGACATTTAAAGATAAAAAGAATAAACCAGCATTAATTATGAAAACATCCGGTGCTGGATCTTCAATTATGGATCGTGAAGATATTCTTAAACGAATTGATGCAGTTAGATCAACAGTAACTGGAGACCTTCCTAATGTTTATCTTTTACATGGGGAGTTAGATGATAGTGATATAAATAATTTATACAACCACCCTAAAGTAAAAGCTATGTATAACCTTACTAAAGGTGAAGGATACGGAAGACCTTTATTAGAGTTTACATTAAGCAAAAAGCCAATAATTGTATCCGCATGGTCAGGATTAGTAGACTTCTTAGATAAAGAATATACGTGCTTTGTTGGTGGGGAATTAAAAAATGTTCATCCATCAGCAGCAGTGCAAAATATTATACTTGCAGAGTCTCAATGGTTTAGTCCTGACATATCACAAGTTAAGCAGACATTAGAAAATGTTTATGAGAAGTATAACAAGTATCAAGAGTTAGCTAAAAGACAATCTCATTTAAGTAAAACTAATTTCTGTTTTGATGAAATGAAAAAACTTCTTGGTCTATATTTAGATAAAGTTCCTAAACAAGTACAAGTACAACTTCCGCAACTCAAGAAGATAGAATTGCCTTCTTTAAAAAAGGTTAAATAATAATTCTATTTTTTTTATGTTTGGAATATTTTATGACTAGATATCACTTTAAAAATTGTAAAAATAAATAAAATGACTAGCGCAGAATTTGTTGTGTGGATGAAAGGGTTTATGGCGGCGTGTAATGACTTTACTGCTACACCTAAACAATGGGACAAAATAAAAGAAGTCTTAGAAAATGTACAAGACTATAATGATAATCCTGGTATAGATGAAGAAATCGATGATTGGTATTTACCTTCTCATGAATATAAAACTCCCTTAACAGGATCAATAAATATATCATTTGCGCCCAATGGTACGGGTGCGAATTCAGTGTGGAATGATAAAATGGGATGTTGGTATTGTACCAATTATCCTGAAGGATTTGGATATTATACGAACAGTACGGCAGAATGTAAAAATAAAAAACAACAACTCAATGACTGATAATTTAATAACATGCCCAAAATGTGGAGTAGCAGAGTCTTGCTATGTATTACCTCTTAATGAGTTTCATAAATCTTATGTTTGTTTTAACTGCGGTTTTCAAACAAATGATTTGATGCGTGAAAGTGAGTTTAACTTTGAGGAATATGAAAGTGAAATGCCTGAACTATATAAAGAAATTAAGTATACAGATTCTGATGGTAGAGTGTGGTATCCACATATTATTAATTTAGAAGGTAAAGGAACAGTGTTTGCTAATGGATCATCAAAAGATAATTGGCAATGGAGTGCAATTAAGTCTGTACTTCTAACAGAAGAAGAAAAAGAAAGTCCTAAGTTTAAAGGAAAATTATTTAAATCAGATTCAAAGACCTTACAAAATTTTGGTACAGACTATTTTGCTGCCTGTGATTATATATCTTTTTTTGATATACAATTAAATTAATGTTATGCCAACAATTAGTTATGCAATTACAGCATGTAATGAACATGTTGAATTAGATAGACTATTAGAAATTCTTACAGAGTCTATAAGACCAGAAGATGAAATAGTTATTCAATTAGATAAAACAGCAACTGCTGAAGTTAGATCTGTTTGTTTTGATTTTGGTAGACCTAATCTTAGAGTCATTGAGTTTCCTTTGAATAATGACTTTGGTACATTTAAGAATAATCTAAGTAAAGAGTGCCTTAAAGACTACATCTTTCAAATAGATGCAGATGAATATCCACATCCATATTTAATTGAGTCACTACCTAAAATCTTTTCATATAATCAAAATGTTGAAGTACTTTTAGTACCTAGGATTAATACTGTTACAGGATTAACTAATGAACATATTAAGCAATGGGGATGGAATGTGAATGATAAAGGTTGGGTTAATTTTCCTGATTATCAATGGAGGGTGTGGAAAAATAAAGTGGGTGTTCATTGGATAAATAAAGTGCATGAAAGATTAGAGGGGTTTAAAGAGTTTTCTGCTTTACCACAAATGGAAGAGTATTGTTTATTTCATCCAAAAGATATAGCTAGACAAGAAAGACAAAACCAGTTTTATAATACAATATAGTTATGAAAGAAATACTAGAGTTAGTAGAGAAGTACATTAATGAAAAGCATGCAGAAAAAACCTGGAAAGCAGGTGAAGATTGGGTTCAATATGCAGGACCTTATTTTGATTCTAAAGAATATGTAGCAGCTATTAAAAGCTTATTAAGTGAGTGGTTAGTATTAGGTGCTGATGCTAATAAGTTTGAAACTAAGTTCCCAAAGAAGTTTGGTAAAGAGTATGGTCTATTAGCCAACTCAGGATCCAGTGCTAACTTACTTATGATGTTAGCATTAACTTCTAAACGTGGATTAAACTTGCCTAAAGGTACAAAAGTAATTACACCTATTGCAGGTTTTCCTACTACAATCAATCCTATTCTACAAGTAGGGTTTACTCCTGTGTTTGTTGATATTGAACTACAAACATTGAACCTTGATCTTGATCAAGTAGAACAGGCTTGTATAGATAATCCTGATGCAAAGATCATTACATTTGCGCACGTACTTGGTAATCCTCCTGATATGAATAAGTTGATGAAGATTATTGAAAAGTACAAACTAATCTTATTAGAAGACTGCTGTGACGCACTAGGATCATTCTATGAAGGTAAACCTTTAGGATCCTTTGGTGAATTAGCAAGTTGTTCATTTTATCCAGCTCACCACATTACTATGGCTGAAGGTGGATTTGTTGCATGTAAAGATGAGAACACTGAAAGGATTATTCGTAGCTTTAGAGAATGGGGTCGCGGTTGTTATTGTATTGGTAAACAAAACCTATTAGAGAAAGGATCTTGCGGTTGTAGATTCAATACATGGCTACCATCGTTACCAAATGATTTGTTCGACCATAAATATGTCTATGAAGAGATAGGCTATAATTTTAAACCTATTGAGCTTCAGGCATCAATGGGATTGGTACAGATGGAGAAGTTAGAAGAGATTGGACAAAAGCGTAGAGAGAACTATAAGAACCTATTTAGTGCATTTAAAAAGTATGAACAGCACTTCCATTTACATGAAGCACAACCTGGTGCAGATGTTGATTGGTTTGCGTTTCCTATAACAGTTAAAGATGATGCGCCATTTAAAAGGTCTGACATCTGTCAATTCTTTGAAGCAAATAAAGTACAAACAAGACCATACTTTGCAGGCAATATTATGCTACAACCAGCATATGAAGGACTAATGGATCCTAAAGAAGTGATTGAGAAGTTTCCTATTGCTAGGAAAGTTACTACTGATACTTTCTTTTTAGGCACATCTCCAGTAATTAATAAAGAGAAGACAGACTATATTGAAATGATTCTTGATCAATTTATAAATCAACTATGAGAATAGCTTTTCTTACTGAAATGGGATTTGAAGGTAAGGTACTATCTAACCATCCAAATGCTAGAACTGAGTTTGCATGGATGAATGCTTTAGATGCGGATCACTACAATATAAGAGCTATAGACAGAGTATTTAATTATGACCACGTATTTATTATATTCCCTAAAGGAGAAGTATATTTAAATGCTGTTGGTTCAAAATTAATAGATAAACAAAACCCAGTATCAGATATATTAAGATATCCTTTAGTAGATAAATTAAAAGAATCTAATAAAAAGATTCACTATATTCAAGAAGGTCCACATTGGTTATATAACGATTATGAGATCCATGATCAAATACATTTTTATAATTTTATATCTCAATGTGATTCTATATTTGCTCACAATGAACATGATGTAGTTTATTACAAAGGATTGTTTCCAGGAAAACCTGTTAATGCAATCCATACTTTAATGATAGAAGATCTTATAAAAGATATACAACCTATTAAAGAAAATAAAACTATAATAGGTGGTAACTTTGCAAGATGGTATGGTGGTTTTGAAAGCTATATAGTAGCTGACAATTTTGGTACAGAGATATGGGCACAAGAATCTCATGCTAAAAGACCTGGTGAAGAGTTAGTAGATGGGATAAAACATCTACCAAGATTGATATGGATAGATTGGATGAAAGCATTATCTAGTTTTAAATATGCAGTTCATCTCATGCCTACTATAGCAGCAGGTACCTTTAGTTTAAACTGTGCGTACTTTGGTATACCTTGTATAGGAAACAGAGAAGTAGATACTCAGAAGCTTTGTCATTCTAATCTATCAGTAGACGTAAATGATATTCAATATGCAGTTCAATTAGCAAAGAGATTGAAAGAAGATAAAGATTTTTATGAGGACTGTTCATATCAAGCAAGAAAAAATTATGAGCTGTACTACTCAATAGAAGATTGGAAAGATAGGATGAATAAAATTTTATATGACTTTAGGTAAAAATATAAATTCTACTTTTGATCATGTGTATCTAAAGAATATATTAGAAGCTAATAAAAGAAGAGAATCATTTATAAATTCAGCAGCTAATATAGAATTAGAATATGAAATATATACAGCAGTAAGAGGAGATATATACTTTCCAGAAGACTATGTTATAAAATTCAGGCCAGAGCTTTATCCAACTCCAGCAAATCAATATTTAGCAGGTAATCATTTTACGTGGTTGTCTATACATTTAGATGCCATGAGAAAAAGATATGATTCTTATGTTACATGTGATGATGATACGATATTTGAAAATGTAAAGATCTCTTTAATAAAAGAACATCTACCTAAAGATTGGGATATACTAATATTAGGAGATATGGAAAGAGTTGCGAAACATAAAAATATCTCAATCAATTTTATTAAACTCAAAACAGAAAAGTCAGAAATATCAGGATGTCATTGTGTAGCAATTAATAAAAGTAGTTATTATAAAGTATTAGATAGCCTATTAAAATTTAATGAGATTGGATGTACAGGAGATTGCATGATTAGTTACTTAGCAGAAAATAATATTATAAATTTATATAAAATGTACCCAAATATAACTTATCAAGAACGTACACTATATCCTCCATATTCCATAGAATAATATTAAATCAATATAACATGAGTGAAATACATAATGAAATAAAAGTTATACAAAAAACTATAGGAGATAAAAAAGACTTGGTAATATTTGATGTTGGAGGTTGTAATTTTATGGATAGTATACAACTAAAAAGACATTTCCCATATGCATCAGTATATAGCTTTGAACCTAGTAGAGATAATTTAACAGCATATCAATATACCGCTGATGTAGAAGGAGTGTGGGTAGTACCTGTAGCAGTATCTAATAAAGATGATGTTATGACTTTTTATAATAGTCCCACTCACAATGGATCAGGATCTACATTAAAACCTATTGTAAGATCTGGCACAACTGAAGGTATAAATCATGATGGCCTACTTTATAATATGGAAGGATATGAAGTTCAAGTTGTTAGATTAGATACTTTTTGTGAACTAAATAAAATAAACAATATAGACTACCTACATATGGATGTTCAAGGAGGAGAACATAATGTAATTAAAGGATTAGGAAACTATAGACCATATTTTATATTTGCAGAAACTTGTGAGTTTGGTACATATGAAACTGGTACAACTTTAGAAAGCTTTGAATCTGATCTTTTTAGTATGGGTTATGAAGTAGTAAATAGATTTAGAGATGATACTCTTTATAAATTAAAGAATCAATTTGAAGGTTTCTATATGGATCATTGGTTACCAAAAATATAAAAATGATTGTTCAAATATCAATGGTAAGGAATGAGTTGCCTTTAATAAAACAACTACTTCCTATATGGAAAAAATATGTTGATGGGTTTATATTCATGCTAGACACGAATACAGACCAGACAAAGTCTTATTTAAAATCTGTTAGCTCTGAGTATAATATTTTAGAAGTACTAGAGAATACACAATTTGAAAATGAACTAACAATAGAAACAGATATAAGACAAAGACTCTTTGACTCTGCATTAAAATATACAAATAAAATAATCTGTTTAGATGCAGATGAATATATAGATGGAATAGGAAGTAAAAAAGATCTAGAAGAGTTATTAGATAAAAATCCTAATACTCGCTTTCATCTTAAGTGGAACCAATATACTTCTTGTAATACTATTAGAATTGATGGACCTTGGGATAATAACTATAAAGAAAGAATAGGAGTATATCAAAATAGGAAAGAGTATATTAAAAGCCAAAACCACTCTCAGCATCTACCACAAACAGAAATAGATGTAGCAGTAAATCCTGAAACATTTTTTATTGCACATTTACAATGGTTAAATAAAAACTATGTTGCTATAAAGCAATACTATTGGAAAGTTTATGACTATGTTAATAAGATTAAATATGGAATAGATACTGTAGGTAGTGAAGCGTATGATGCATCAGTAAATAATTTTAATTGGGAAGAAGAATATATTTTTTTTCCTCTAAGAATATCTCCATATGTTTTTGAAAAGGATCTTATGGAAAATAACTATAGATTAAACTACATAAAAGAAAATGTACAAGCATATGATATTCCTAATTTAGGAGATTGGGGATTAGATATAGTTAATTTAAATAGTAAAGATTCAAACCCATATAAAGTATCTGTAATTACTGCTATTGGGAAGAATGGAGTATATTCAAAATACTTTCAAAGATATTTAGAGAACGTCTTGGATCAACATATGTTCTTACAAACAGAACACGTCATAGTATATTCAGAATGGCATGAGTTCTTTGATAACTTTAAAAAGTATTCTAATTTTATATTAGTAAAAGAAGATCGGCGTTTAGGAGTTTATAATGCATGGAATATAGGTATAAAGAATGCCTCAACAGATTATGTAACTAATTGGAATATTGATGATATTAGGCATCCTATAAATACTAAAATAAAATATGACTTATTAAGTAAAAATAATATAGATTTAGCTTACAATTATTATACAGGAGTTAGTGATGATACTATAAATTTTTACAGTGAAAATTGGTTAAAAAATGGTTATATTCCATATCCTGATGACTACCATAATATAGTTCTACATGCTTGTATGGCAGGACCTGATCCTATGTGGAAGAAACAATTACATGATAAAGTAGGATACTTTGATTATGAGAACTTCAATACAATAGGAGACTGGGAAATGTGGATACGATTTGTAGTTGTTGCTAATGCTAAGTTTAAATTAATACCTGAGGTATTATGTATCTATTTAGATCATGAGAATACTGTTAGTAGAACTAATTTAAAAAAAGTAGAAGATGAAAAAATTAAATTATCACAAAAATATATGAAATGAGTAAAGTAACCTTAGTCATAGCAGCTTATAAAGAAGATCTTTCTTGGTTAGATAATATAAGTAATGATGAAGTCAATATAGTAATTGTAAATAAGGGAGACATTACCAGTCATTCAAGAGCTACAGTTTATACCACAAAAAATATAGGGGTTTGTGATCATTCTTTTTTATATTATATATCAAATAACTACGATTCTTTATCAGACTATACTATTTTTATACAAGCTAATCCTTTTGACCATTATAGTAAAATGATAGAGTTTATAAATAATAAAGGATACTTAAATGGATTTTTTCCTTTAGCTGATCAAACTATTTATATAGCACCAGGTGAAGGCACTGGATTCTTTATAGAAAATATATTAGACTTTAAATTTCCAGGAGTTAACTTTCCTTGCGGAGCACAGTATTCTGTACCTAAAGAAAATATATTATCTAAACCTAAACATTTTTGGGATGACTTATTAAATGTAATGATTTGGGAAGATGACTGGTTTATTCCTTATTTTATGGAAAGGTGTTGGATATTTATATATGATACGAATATAAAAATAAATGAGGATTATCTAAACACCCCGTATTTTGCTAACAGTAAAAAATAGTTTTCGTGATAACAATTTTTGGAGGATCAGGTTTTATAGGAAGTAGGTTTTGTGAAATATATAATGACAAAGTACTAATTCAAAATAGAGAGGACTACAGTCCTAAGACAAACCAGATACTTTACTTTATAAGCACTGTTGATAATTACAATATTCATAAAGATCTTCATCTAGATATTAATACTAATCTTAATGTGTTAATGTCTGTACTTGAAAATATAAATAGAGAAGATAAAGATTTAATATTTAATTTTGTTAGTTCTTGGTTCGTATATGGTAAGAATGATATACTACCATTTAATGAAAAATATTCTGTATGTAATCCCACAGGATTTTATTCTATAACTAAGAGAGCAGCAGAACAACTACTAATAAGCTTTTGTGAAACATTTGGAGTTAAGTATAGGATATTTAGATTAGCTAATGTTTTAGGTGAAGGCGACAAAAAGATATCAAGAAAGAAGAATGCCTTACAACATATGATCAAGTGCCTATCTCAAAATGAAGAAATTTTCTTGTATGATGGAGGTAACGCTGTCAGAGATTATATCTATGTCGATGATGTTTGCAATGCTATAATGCATTGTATGAATAATGCACCTGTCAATGAAGTTATTAATATAGGAAGTGGAAAAAGAACAGTACTTAGAGATATTATCTTATCAACTAAAGATATATCTCAATCAACATCCAAGATTAATATCATACAACCACCACATTTCCATGATGTGGTTCAAGTTAAAGATTCTTATTTAGATATAACTAAACTAAGGTCATATGGTTTTGAATGTAATCATAATATAGAAGACATAATAGTTAAACTTGTTAATCATTATAAAAATAGTCTATGAATAAAATACTAATATCTAATTTAATGAGAGCGAAGAACAAACAATCATTCTTTGCTTTACATCAGATACAATCTAAAATATTAAATTTGTATCCTGATGCTAATATAGAATTTCATATCCTTTGGGATGATACTAATGAACTATCTTTAAAAGATGAAGAGAAGTGGTCATTACTTATAGACTCCGAGATTAAGAACCTATATTCATACGACAAAGAGTTCTTTAATAACTATGTAAAAGAATTCTATGGTTTAGATTATGAAGATAAATTTAAATTGTGGAAAGCTATATATTTTATTTTAATGGCCCATTATTTAAGGAGAGTTAAATTAGAACACTACTACTTAATATATGATGATGATATATTAATTAACGATGATTTTAAATATATAACAGATCTAGTATTAAATAGAACACCATTCGGAATAACAGAGCCAGCTAATACAAATTGTGATAAAGTTTTATTTAGAAAGTTAGTAGATCTTTATGGAATGGATTTTCAAAATATATACTTATCTAGAAACCCTGGAGCTTTAGGATTTAATGCAGGGTTCCAAGGAATGGATCTTAGTATATATGATAATTTTTTATCTGTGGATAGATTTAAATTACTTTTAGATATATTTGATTATAAGTCTGTATACGATGAAAATGGAAAAGAGATCTGGGGAGATGCTAGATTTGCAATTGATACCCAACAGCAATCTTTTATGGGTCTAATGAATACGGCAATTTCAAAAAAAGATATTCATATATTAGATCCAGAAAAATATTTTGTAGCTCCTAATTTTATATATCATCCAAAGCATGGGCAATTAGATCCTAGAGATGAACCAGATGGTGGGTGGAGATGGGGATTAGAATCTAAAATAACACACTTCATAGGTCATACAATGGGTTTAGGAAAACCAAAACAATTCCTAGATAGGGTAGATGAATATTTAAAACAAAATAATTTTTTATAATATGGTAAAAGTAGTTTATGTAACAGGTTGCTTTGGACTTATAGGAAGTCATATAACAAGAGCTTGTTTAGAAAGGGGTTGGTATGTTAAAGGAGTTGACGCACTTACATATGCAGCAAATGAAGATTTAATTCAAGAGTTCTATTCGTATGATAAGTTTTCTCTTGTTAAAGATGATATAAATAATCTTAAGTTTTTATATGAGTGTGACTATATCATTAATACTGCAGCAGAGACTCATGTAGGTAATTCAATTGCCAACTCTGATAAGTTTGTATCTTCTAATATTAATGGAGTTCATAACTTACTTGAGTTATTAAGGAATTATAGACAAGAAACAACTAAGGTTCCTGTATTACTTCACTTCTCAACAGATGAAGTCTATGGAGATATCGAAGAAGGTGCACATACAGAGTCAGATCTCCTTAAACCATCTAATCCATATTCAGCAACTAAAGCTGCAGCAGATCAATTAGTATTGGCATGGGGTAGAACATATAAACTTCCGTATGTTATTGTAAGACCAACTAATAACTATGGAGTAGGACAGTATGTAGAGAAGCTTATTCCTAAAGCATGTAAGTATCTATCATTAGATAGAAAGATACCTCTTCATAATGGAGGAACACCAATACGTAACTGGTTACATGCAGCAGATACAGCAGAAGCTGTGGTTACCATTATTGAATCAGGAATACAAAATGAAATATTTAATATTGCTGGTGGATATGAACAAAGTAATTTAGATACTGTAAAGAAAGTTATATCTAATTACACTGGATTAAGTATATTTAATGTAGAGGATTATATAGATACTAATTGTTCTAGACCTGGTCAAGATGTAAGATATGCATTAGATGATTCTAAATTAAAAAGTTTGGGTTGGAAACCTACTATGAATTTTGATGAAGAAATTTCAAAAATAATTAAATACTATAGAAACAAGTTTATCTGGTAAATAATATTTAAATATAAATAAAATACACATATGATTTTTTTCCAAAAAAATAAAAAAACAGACATGTTTAATTCAGATAAAAATCTTTCTGAATTAGCTAATGAATTTGAAACTGATAAAGGTACGGCAGATAAAATGCAATTGTCATGGGGCAATTGGTCTGCTCAATCAGAAAATGAATTTAAGTATTTAGATACCTGGGGATATACGACTGTCTATGAACGCTATATGCAAAAATATAGGAGTGAAGAAGTGAGTTTATTAGAAGTTGGTGTTTGTGATCATAGATGTCCTTTTGCGTCTCCAAAGATGTGGGCATCGTATTTTAAAAATGCAGATTTATATGCGGTTGATAATTTTTGGGGAGATAAGTTAGAGAATAGATCTAAAGAAATAGAGTATATAAATAGTGTAGGAGTTAATTTTATATATGCAGACCAGAATAGTAGTAGTGACTGGGATGAAATAGAAAAAATTATTCCTAGTAACTCTCTTGATTTTATAATTGAAGATGGAAGTCACTATCCACATCACATGATGTATACATTATATAGATCTATAAAGTTATTAAAATCAGGCGGAATTTATTTTATGGAAGATATACAAAATCCAAAAACAAGTAAAGGATACTGGGGATATGATAATTCTAATATATTAATAAACATGTTATTTTTTAGTTTGAATAATAAAATTCCCACGGAATATATAGATAGAACTTTACTAGACGAAATAGAATCTAATTTTATAATAAAAGAATTATATTTGGATAAGAATAGTTTGAATTATTTAAGTGTTTTACAAAAAAAATAAAAACATGATAACTTTAGATGAAATAGCAATAAAACATAATACAGACAAGTCTACTGGATATTTAGGCTGTTCTGTACATGGTTATGCTCCAATATATGAAAGCTATTTATCTAATTGGAGAGATCAAGAAATAAGACTTTTAGAAGTAGGAGTTTGCATGGAACATACAGGGGGAGGTCAATCTGTAAGAATGTGGCATGAGTATTTTGAAAAAGCAGAGATATATACTTTTGATATAGTAGATATGAAAAGACTAGAATCAGAATTAGGATCTAGAGTTAAATTCTTCCAAGGAGATCAGAGTTCTAGAGATAACTTAAAAGCTATGTATTACGAGTTTGAATCACAGCCATTTGACTTTATATTAGAAGACGGATCTCATATTCATGAACATCAAATAATATCTTTAGGAGCTTTATTTCCTTATGTAAAGTCTGGCGGATACTATATATTAGAAGACGTGACAGAAGAAGGCGTTCCATGTTGCTGTATAAGAAATGATGAAACACTTCCATTTATAAAAAAAATAAAGGAACAAAATATAGCAGATTCTAAGTTTTTAACACCAGAAGAATCTACATATTTACAGAAAAATATCTCTAAAATAGAAATATATCCTGATATTCAAAATGCATATAGAACTATTATAATACACAAAAAATAAAGTATATGAATACAAGAGAATTTAAATGCTCAAAGATATTAACTGACTTAGTAGAGAATGAAGGACTCATTGGAATCAAAACCAGTTTTGAAGATGAAGGTGCAACTTTTAATGAGACAATAAGACTTAAAGAAGTTTGTAATCAATCTAAAGTAAAATTGAATTTAAAGATAGGAGGACCAGAAGCAATAAGAGACATAAAAGATCTTTCTATTATAGGAGTTAAAGGTGTTGTAGCACCAATGGTCGAGTCCGCATTTGGTTTAAAAAAATTTATCGATTCAGTAAATAAAACACTTCCAGAAGATATAGTATCGGCATTACAACTTTTTGTTAATATAGAAACCCAACAAGCAGTTTCTAATATAGATTCTATTCTTGCAATAAAAGAATCAGATAGTTTATATGCTATTACTGTAGGTAGAGTGGATTTAGTTTCCTCAATGGGAAAAGATAGGTCGCATGTTAATAGTGACGAGGTATTTAAAATGACTAAATCGGTATTTACTAAAGTAAAAGAGAAAGGATTAAAAGCTTGTGTAGGTGGAGCAGTATCTATTGAGTCATTAAATTTTCTTAAGAAGCTTAATTCAGAAGGATTATTAGATAAGTTTGAAACCAGATATGCAATATTTGACCCATCTATAACTCTTAAAAATTTATCTAGAGCTTTATCAAAAGCGCAGATGTTTGAATACGAATGGTTGATGACCAAACATGAATACTATACAATGAATGCTAATTATGATTTGGCTAGGATTAAAATGATTCAAGATAGAATTAATCAATCTATTGAATTTAAATGAAGGTATTAATTACAGGATCTTCTAGAGGAATAGGACAACAAATAAAATCACTATTTGTTTTAAATGGTCATGATGTGTATAGTCCAGATAGAGAACAACTAGATCTATCTATAGACTTTAAATTAGATAGAACAGATTTTGATGTAGTAATAAATAATGCTGGGATAAATCCTCTATCTAGTATAATAGATATGGATCAGGAATATGTAATGAGAGTAAACTATTATGCTCCATTAAAAATAATACAACAGTGTTTACCTTACATGATAGAACAAAGATCGGGCCACATTATAAATATAGGTTCAATATGGTCACATATATCAAAAGAAAATAGAGCTGCATATTCAGCAAGTAAGACTGCTTTAGAATCACTTGCAAGATCAATAACATCTGAATATAGCAGATATGGTATATTAGCTAATACAATATCACCTGGTTTTATACTTACAGATCTTACTAAACAAAACAATACAGAGGAAGAGATAAATAAGTTAGAAAACAATCTACCTATTAAAAGATTAGGAGATCCTGGTGATATAGCCAATCTTGTTTATTTTATGGTAACACAGAATAAGTATATTACAGGACAAAACATTATAATTGATGGAGGTTATTCATGCGTAGCTTAAATATACAATCTAATTCAGGGAACTACGAAGTTAAGTTCTATAATACTATAAGTGAAATACAAAAACAAATTGGAGAGTCTATAGTTATAGTAGATTCTAATGTCTACGATTTATATAAAAAGTATTTTAAGTCTAATCCTATTGTATTTAATTGTACAGAACAAAGTAAAACATTAGATGGAGCAATAGTATTATTCAGAGAATTAATAAATAGAAAAGTAAAGTCTAATGGTAAGCTTTATGTAGTAGGAGGTGGAATACTACAAGATATAGCAGGTTTTGTTTGTTCTACTTATTGTAGAGGTATTGAATATCATTTAGTTCCTACAACTTTATTATCCCAATGCGATAGTTGTATAGGAGGAAAGACTTCTATTAATTTTGAATCAGTTAAAAATATATTAGGAACATTCTACCCACCTTCTAAAATACATATTTGTACTAAGTTTATAAATACTCTTACAGATGAAGACTATCTAAGTGGTATGGGTGAGATTATTAAGTTCAATATATTAAAAGATACTTTATCCAATATGCAAGATGATTCGAGCATAGAAGATCTAATATTAGATGCACTGTCTTACAAATGTTCTATAATAGAAATAGATGAGTTTGATAAGAAGGAAAGGAAGTTCTTGAATTTTGGTCACACATTTGGACATGCTATAGAGTCTACATCTAAGTATATAGTACCGCATGGAACTGGAGTTCTCATAGGAATACTCATAGCAAATAAAGTATCAAATATATTAGGACTATTAAGTTCGAATAAAGAATCAGATATATTTGATTTAATTTTACCTTATATAAGCCACCAACCATTACAAGAAGAATGGTTTAAATTTAAAGATCTCTTGTCTGTAATAAAACACGATAAGAAAAATACTGGTACAATTAATATGGTATTGATCACAAATGAACAACCACTAATAGTACCTATAGAATCACAAAAAGTTTTAGAACAAGCAGTAAAAAATGTTTATGCGTCTATCAGACTACGTAATAAAATATCTTAAAGACAATTACCAAGTAGATACAGTATTCACAGTTTCAGGAGGTGGGTGTATATTTCTTATAGACTCACTAACTAATATTGATGGAGTTAAATATATAGCTACGCATCATGAACAAGCTGCTGCTATTGCTGCAGAAGGTTATTCTAGAATGCATAATAGATTAGGGGCATGTGTAGTTACTAGTGGTCCTGGTGGTACAAATACGCTTACAGGAGTTTTAGGAGCTTGGGTAGATTCTATTCCAATGATTGTTATAAGTGGTCAAGTAAATAAAGAGATGACTACTAACTATAATAATCTATATGATCTAAGACAATTAGGAGATCAAGAATTTAATATAGTTGAGACTGTAAAGCATATGACGAAATATGCTGCACAGGTGAATGATCCAGAGGATATTAAATATTATTTAGATACAGCATGTAAGTTAGCAACATCAGGTAGACCGGGCCCAGTGTGGTTAGATATACCATTGAATGTACAATCTTCCAATATAGATCCAGATACTTTAGAAGGAAATAATACCGAGGAAGATATTATAAAATGTTCTGATGATTTAATTAAAGAGATTGTAAATAAATTAAATAGTTCTAAGAAGCCTTTGTTGATAGTCGGTAATGGAATTAGACTTTCTAATGGTGTTAATGAATTAAAGACTTTAGTTGATAAATTAAAAATACCTGCAATATCTGCAGTTAATGGAAATGATTTACTCAATGATGATTATGAAGGATATTGTGGTAGGTTTGGTACACATGCACAAATATGTGCGAATACATTAATATCAGAAGCTGATTTGGTTTTATCTATAGGATCTAGATTATATGTAAGACAAACAGGTTATAATTTTAGAGGATTCGCAGAGAAGGCTTGTAAGATATATGTAGACGTAGACTTAAATGAATTAAATAAACCAACACTGTTCCCTGATATAAAGGTACATTCAGATGCTAAGTTATTTATACAACAATTAATAGATTCAGATGTAAACTCAATAAATCAAGATTGGTTAAAATATTGTAGAAATAAGTATAATAATACTCCAACGGTTCTGCAAAGACATAGAGACAGTAAGAACTTTGTAAGTCATTATCATTTTGTAGAGACATTAGGATCATTACTAAAACCAGATAACCATGTAATAACTAGTGATGGTACTGCAAATGTAGCTACTATGCAAGTATTAAAATTATCTGGATCACAAAGGTTAATTACTAATACTGGTAATGCACCAATGGGTTACGGTTTACCTGCTGCAGTCGGTGCTGCGTCTACAGGAATACCTGTTATTTGTATGGAAGGTGATGGTAGTTTACATTTAAACATACATGAATTACAAACAGTTAAACATTACAATCTACCTATAAAAATAGTTCTATTCAATAACGATGGATATACATCTATCAAGATATCTCAAAAGGCTTTCTTCAATGGTAAATTTGTGGCATCAGAGAAAGGTAGCGGAGTATCTTTTCCTAACTTTGAAAAGATTATAAAAGCATACGATCTTCCATATATGAGTATAAGAACTCATACAGATATGAAAGAAACAATAGAACAATTCTTAAACACAGATGGACCTGTTGTTCTAGAAGTATTTGCAGATCCAGAAGAATTCCATGAACCTAAAGTAGTTGCTAAATTAGGATATGATGGTAAATTTATACCTGGTAATTTACAAGATATAAAATGGATTGAATGAAGATATTAATTACAGGAGCTAATGGATATATAGGGAAGTTCTTATCTAGTAAATTAAAAGATCATGATATATTTACTCCAACAAGTAAGTCTGTAGATTTTACTAATAAAGAACAGGTTGATAAATTATTTAATTCTCATAAGTACTTTGATTTAGTAATTCATTGTGCAGTTAAAGGAGGTAGTAGACTCCACCAAGATAGTTTGGATGTATTAGATGATAATCTTAGAATGTATTTTAATCTACTTGATTATAGAGATAAGTATAATAGGTTCATAACCTTCGGATCAGGTGCTGAGATATATATGTCTGATAGTCCATACGGATTAAGTAAGAAGGTTATAGCAAAATCTATATTAGATCAATATAACTTTTACAATATTAGAATATTTGGTTTGTTTGGTGAAGGAGAATTAGATACTAGGTTTATTAAAGGCAACCTTCAAAGATATATAAATAAACAACCTATAGAGATTTATCAAAATAGACTAATGGACTTCTTTTATATGGAAGATTTATGGTCTGTTGTAAAATATTATATTTATACAAACCATCCACCAAAACAAATAGATTGCTCCTATTCATATAAAATGTCTTTGCACTATATTGCCAAACAAATAAATTTATTAGGAGATTATGAAGTTCCTATAAATAATAGTGGCAATGACTCTAACTTTGATTATACAGGAAATGAATGTTGTTTACTTGATCTACCAATAGAATTAATAGGATTTGAAAAAGGTTTAAAATTAGAATATGAAAAATATAAGCTTTGTAACTAATACAGGAGCTAACACTCTTGAATACACAAAACTGCTTTTACAGTCTTTAAAAAATAATCTAGACGGTAAAGAGCACGAGATCATAGTCTTTATAGATAAAGATAACGACGGTACTTATGAATACCTTAAAAGTATTAAGAGTGAATTCTATGATCTTAAGATAGTCACTCATAAATTAAAAGGCCCAGTAGGATACCAAAGGAATTGTAACCTATTAGTTGATATAGCTAAGCATGATATAGTTAGTTACATACAGTCGGATATGATCATTGGTCCACATTATGATACAAATATCTTATCAGAGTTAGAAGACAATTGTATATTATCCTCTACAAGAGTAGAACCACCACTACATGGATATTCTGATCAAACTATAACAGAAGATTTTGGAACAGATCCTACCATATTTGATATGGATAAATGGAATAAGTATTCAGATTCTGTAAAGTCTAATAGAGCTGCAGAATACTTCTTTGCTCCAATAACATTCTATAAAAAAGTATGGCAGGATCTTGGCGGTTATGATACTAGATTTAGAAGAGCAAGAGAAGATTCAGATTTTGTTCAAAGGTGTGTACATGCTGGGGTAAAGCTTATTCAAACATGGCAAGCTAATGTATATCACTTTACATGTATAAGTTCAAGAGGAAAGAATTGGTTTGATAATAATAATGAAGAAGCAAAGAAAAGAGTTGAGCTTCAACAGATTGCAGATGGAATTGAGATTAGAAGATTCTTAAAAAAGTGGGGTAATTTTAATCATGGAGAAACTAAGCTAAATAAACTAGACATGGATCTAGTTATAAAAGATACTGCTAGATTAAATCCAATGTTTATAGGTCAATTAGAACCATTCTTTTCTAGAGTATGGTTAAGATCAGAACAAGATAGGGCGACAGTTATTGATATGTTTAAGAATGAACATGATCCAGCAAATGAATTACTTGGCTTTTCTAAAGAAGATTGGGAGTTTGCAAAACAATTTTTTAATACAACAGACTTTGAATCTATCTATAGAGTAGGTGAACCAGAGATATATAATATTAAAGTAGAAGTAGATTTTACTGGTGTAGATCCTAAACAAGATTTATTTCTACAAAACCTGACGAGCTTAGGCTCGATTATAGAACCTTCTGAACCTGGAATATATGAATTAGGATCAGCTAAAATAGATGTCCAGAATGTTGTCAGTACAAGCCAGGATGAGATCAAGGTAAAAAATCCTGAGTTCGATATGTCATTATTAACCATAGAGTAAGATATTTATATATAAAAGATAAATGGAAGCTGTTAATCCTAAATTCAATATAACTGTAGGTGGTAAGAAGTATGCACTTCAATTCGATGTAAATGATAATCCTAGCAAGAAAGGCGTTAAGATGCAATTTATATTGGATCAAGAGTTTCAAGATCCTAGAGATAAGCAGATGTTGGCTAACCAGATATCTGTAGTATTACAGAAAAGATTTGGTGCATCTGGTATAATGATTGACTACGATGATCGTAACCCATATAAAAATGTCATAGGCTTTATAGTGCCTTTAAATTCTGTAGCAACAATGCTGATTAAAGCATTAAAAGGAGGAGGATAAATAAAACCTAATTAGTTATGAAAAGAAGAGTTGTGAGAGCTTTGTTTGACCAACCAGAACTTTTAAGATCAGAAGATATTGCAGGTTCTGAAATACTAAAAGAACTTCTCAAGATACATACTCCTAATTCTATTGAGGACGCAATAATCAATAGCAAGATCTATGCTTGTATATTTGAAATAAATGATTCTAATCATTATATAGAGATTCATAAAAATCACTGGATCCAAGCATTAGAGACCTGTCTACTTTGGTATGTTGAAGAAGAGAACTATGAGATGTGCAATCACATAAAGAACATCATACAATCTATCAAAGATAAAAGTAAGATAAGTAAAGTATCTACTAAAAAGAAAAAAGATGGAGAAGGACTATAAGCAAATACAGTTAGGAGTAGATTCTATAATAGGTACTAAAACTATCATAAGAAGAAAGAAGAAGTCTACAGCAGATAAGAAGAGAGAGTTATTCTTTAATGTGATAAATAGTATTGACGAACTTAATGTTAGACAGAATCTAATGTATGGAGATCTTAGTTTAGATTTTGCAGACTACGATGAGAAGTTCTTTGGCGTTATTGATATGTTAATATACATGCATTTTGGTAAACAATGTACAGAGCTTATTGGCTTTTATTTATATGAAAGAGTAAATGTAGATGGAACGATTAATCCAGTTATAGTAAATGATAATGAAGAAGTAATATTAGAAACTCCATATGATTTATGGAATCTAATATGTAAAGTAAATCCAAAAGTAGATGAGTAGAGTAGCACCATTTTTTACAAAAGATAATATGGCCAGAGACAAAAGGCCAGAATCTTGGTGGAACAAAGGACTTCAATTAACTGAAGCACAGTTAAGAGAAGCTATGGCAAATACTCGTAGTAATAAAGAGGCTGCGAGATGGTTAGGTATTACAGATATCACATATAAGAAATACTCTAAGAATACATTTGATGAAGCAACGGGTAAAAGTTTATTTGAGCTTCATAAAAACCAGTCAGGAAAAGGTATGCCAAAAAACTGGGCTGGTGGTAAATGGAAAAAGAACTTAGATGATATGCTTGTAGAGAATCAACCTATTAATTCTAAAAAGATATTAAGGTTGAAAGAACTACTTATGCAAGATGGCAGAATGGGATTTAAATGTTCTGCCTGTGGGTTTTGTGAGAAAAGATTATCTGATATGAAGGTTCCACTCTTACTTAATTTTAAGAATGGAAAGAAGAGTGACTGGCGCATAGAGAACTTACAATGGCTTTGCTATAATTGTTATTTTCTTTTTATAGGCAATCCATTCACTAATAAGATGTTAGATAGAATAGAGTCAACTCCATTCGATACACCAGAAATAAAAGAGGAAGTGCAAGAGCTTTATCAACTCGATGACTTTTATTATGATCACCTTAAAAAGTTAGGTCTTGATGGACAAGGCGACGTCTTATTCAAAGAGGAGGACATAATTGACTATAAAAATACAGATGACGGATCAGAATTTATAGATATTCGTAAGTAACTTATTGGTTTTCAATCACCTATGCATAACTAATTGATAATCAATCAGTTAGGTATTTTACACATTTTTTAATGGTTTTAATTGTTCTTTAAAGATTCTTCAATGGATCATATCTTTTATTAAATAAAACAAAAAGTTTAAAAAAAACTCACAAAAAAGTACTCTGGTTCAAAAAATTGTTATAAATTTACCATGTAACAAATCAATCAGATATGAATATCAAAATCTTCGCTTTCGACTACCTTACCCACAAGACAATTATTGACAGCACAGTTGAAGTTAATAGCGATATGGAAATTGCTGAGGCTAACTACAAAGCCTTTAGGGAAATGCTTCCTAACTGTCAAGTTAACTTCGTCATTAACTCTGACAATTTTATGATGAGTCCCCCACTCAATCAGCAGAAAGACGAGATCGCTTATCATGAAGGTCGTATGACTTGGAATGAATATATGGATAAGTGGTATACAGGAGCTTCAGAAAGCGACGACGATATCAGAGATACTATCGATCGTTATGAAGCTGAGGACTTCTCATCACGTGATTCAGTTTGTTTCTAATTAATTAATCTAAAAAATAAAAGTTATGTTATACACAAAAAGAGAATTGCAAAGCCTAGATACTATCGAACAAGCGTGGGATGGCGACGAGCTCAAGATCCAGACAGAGAAAGTAAAAGTGTGGTTGGTCCTTCCAGAAAACAGAAGATATAATGGTGACTATGTCATTGAGACTAATCGCAATGGTAAGTGGGAACAAAAGAGTTATTCATTTAATTATTAAAATAAAAGTTATGTCAGTTTACAAAGAAATGGGCCACCTTGTTAGACAAATTCAAAACAACTCAAAGCGTATATATAACGACGCCTGCGATTATGGAGTTCCCGTCTACAGTTTCGAAGATCTTATCATGAAAGAAATTTCAGGTACTTGCAAAGATCTTTATAACCTTAAGCCAGAGACCGAGCGTTATAGCACGGGCTTTACACAGACCTTCAAATTTGACGGTGGTTGGCCAGCGGTACTGGAAGCGGGATTCGAAAAAGCAGAAATCGTGTACGTTTCTTGTCACGATAAAAAAACCGGTATCATAGGATTTGTTTACGCGCATCCTTCGACCAGTGAGGCTGCTCGAAGACAAGCTATATCATACGATTATTAATCAAATCAAAATCAAAGTTATGGAAGCAATTAGTTGGTTCAAACCTCATGCGTATAAGACACTCAGCAATTCTCATGGAATGGAGATCATGATCAATGATACCACAGAAGAAGTATCTTATCGGTATATAGACGATTTGCCAGGAGATCTAGTAACTACGTCAGAAATACAGTACGATCAAGAAGGAGATCCTTACTTCAGAGAATACCATTTAGACAACTCTTCAACAGTTCACTATCTAAACGAATTTCTAAAAATATCAAAATAAAAGTTATGACAAATCAAGAAGCAAAACAATTAGCAATCGAGATCATAGGTGATGGTAAAAGTCCAAACAAATTTTTCGTTACCTCAGGTCCATACTACTTTGAAATAGATGAGTATGGAGATAGAGAGGCTGTCTTATTAGACGGTTTTACAGATAATCATGTGGAGACTACAATCTTTGATACACTAGAAGACGCAGAAAAGTATTATAATGATGTTGAGCTTGATATCTATGATGGAGTCGGACAAGTCATGATTGAAGATCGTAAGAGTGGAATTATCAAAGAGAAGACTCTTGAGAAGGTGGTTCGAGTAGAGTACAGTATGATTGAGACAGATGATACAAAACGTTTTGGATATAAATAAAAATAAAATGAAAGTAAAAGAATTTATAGAAAAGCTTAGTCAGTATGATCCTGAACTTCCTGTATTCATAGAAGGTTATGAAGGTGGTTGTGATGACGTTACCATAATTCAAGAAATAGAAGTCATAAAAGACGTAAACGTAGATTGGTTCTATGGAAAGCATGAGAAGGTTCGTGATCTTCATGATCATGTCATTAGTGACTTTGCAGAACAAGGAAAGTTTCCATCTAAAGGATTATTAATAACAGACATTAAATTTTAAAAATGAATAAACAGATTAAAGTGAGAAGCAGCTATATGCCTAAAGACTCTATAGATATAAATGAATGGTGCGAAATGTTTAAAGTGGGTAGTAGAGTAGATAAATATAGAGCAGAAGATCGTAGTGGCTTACTTAATTCACAATACGACTTTGCAAAACTAATTGAATCCACTGAGGACTTAGGTTTTATTGGTAAGTTAAAAAGTCTTAAATTAGTAGATCTATGGTAATTGTTCACAGCTTTCAAGTCCCTTTCTTTTGGATTGATGAAGTAGGTCCTTATGTTATTGAAGATGATAAGAGAAGAGATCTTCCAAGTGGAACCACTAAGAATGATATTAAGTGGTTTAGAAAGCCCTATCCTGGTGGTCGTAACGAAGCATTTAAAATTCATGCAGAGTGGGACATTACTGGTTCCGGTGGTAGGAACTACACTGTGGCTGTGGACGAAGACTCTTGGTCATGTAACTGTCATGCCTATAAATTTTCTGGAAACAAAAGAACTTGTAAGCACGTAGAGGAGATCAGATCTTCATATTTATCATAGGATCCTTTAACCTTTAAAAGGCTTACTATGAACAAAAAGACTAAAGACTTTATAAAATATGTCAAGAGTGAGTGTAAAAAGTATGGAGTTAAATGTGATCTAAGAAATACAAAGTACGTCAAACTCTCAGGAAATATAAAGTGCTCAGGATATTTTGATGAAGAAGTTCCTGCTTTAGTCTGTTCAATGAATAGACCTGACGCCATAGAGATATTAGCACATGAATTCTGCCATCTTACACAATGGGTTGAACAGATAGATCTTTGGAAAGGTTGTAATGTATCAATGCCTTTAGTAGATGACTGGTTGAATGGTACTGATGTTCCTAATATTAAAAAACACTTAGGAGTATCTAGAGAGTTAGAATTAGATAATGAGAAGAGAGCAGTTAGGTTAATCAAGAAGTTTGATCTAGACATAGATATAGATCATTATATTAGGAAAGCCAATGCATATATATTTTTCTACAATAGACTTTTAGCTACAAGAAAATGGGCCACTCCACAGAATAGTCCTTATACAAATCAAAGAATAATAGAGAAAATGCCTAGATACTTTAGGACAGATTATTCAATCACACCAAAAAGAATAGAGAAAGTCTTTATCCAAGAAAATCTATAGTCATGACAGATCAAATAAAGCCTACGAGAAAACATGTTAACCAAATATTTGAGTGGTGTATTAAACAATACGGCAAATCTAAGTTTAATAAAACTATGCCAGTAGTTGAGTTCAAAAAGCCAGACTATTATACAGAAGGATGCATGGCATTTTATGATGAAATAGAGTCTGTAATATTTGTAAATAAAGATCAGAATGATAACCTAATTGAATTAGCTAATAGTCTTATTCATGAGTATGTTCACTATAAACAAAACATGAAACATTATCAAATCCTTAGCTTATATCTTCCGGACCATAAAAATCCAATGGAAATAGAAGCCGTAAAAATAGCTAAACGAGATACAAAAAAATGCCTTAAAGAGGTATTTGATATATCAATTTTAAAGTAATATTAATATTTATTGTTATGTTATACTACGACGTTTTAGACGAGGTAGCAGAACAGGTAATTCCTAATAAAATCCATCCAGAACTCCACATTAATCCAAGGAAAGTATGGGTTGAAATAATGATCCAACTTATAGAACATAAGGTGGTCAAAACAGGTTACGACGACCTATATGATTATGCTAGTCAGTGGGAAAGTATGTTATACAAAAGATTTAGTTCAGTAAATTAAAATTGAAATGACATTACTTCAGGTAGTAGAAACAACAGGAATTAAAGAGTATTTTTTACAGTACGGTGTTTTAGGATTATTGGCTTTCTTATTAGGATATTTTGCGTGGACCCAATATCAGAGACTAGTGAAAAAGAATGATGAGTTAGAATCTAAAGTAGACAAATTACAAGATGAGATGATGCAGTTGTTAATTGAGGAAAGAGACAGATTAGCTGAATTAATTAAAGAAAATACACAGGCATTAAAAGATCTTCAAAATACCATACTTACTTACATGGTTAAAAATAATGAGTGATGGACTACAAAAGACTTGCCTTAAGCAAAATGGGAGATAAGCTTGTTAAAACTTTAGAAGCTAAAGAACATTTTGATCGTAGAGAACAAGAAAAGTCTTATATAAAAAAAGTACAGATACTCAAAGAGATCCTTACCCAAGAATATAAATTTGCAACACAGAATAAAGGTTCACATTCAGTATATGCCACGCGCGCTGAGGTACTAGAGAAACACATATCTTACGTAAAGAAGATACAGAATAACAAGATATTTGAGACCTCAGATAAGCAAATAATTGACACTCTTCTAGCCAAATATAGCTAATTCATAACTAATTGATAATCAATCAGTTAGGATTCTACTAAATAATCTTCAATCCAAACCTAGATCCTTTGAAGAATCTTCAATAAAACCTAGACTTTATTGAATAAAACAAAAAGTTTAAAAATAATTGACTAAAATGTGCGCAGGTTCAAAAATCTGTAGTATATTTACTATGTAACAAATCAATAATGAATATGTCAAAAGTAATTAACACCCTCGGACTTGGAACCAACAACTTTATCAATGGACAAAAAGGATCTTACAGAATCGTCTACAAATGTCAAGCTGGCTTCATGAGTATTGCAGAAGCACAGTATAATGATCATCTTGCTAATGAGCACGGACCTGCTCAACTGTTGGCTAGCTGGAAAAAAGGTTCACTCCAAACAATTCAGTTTAAGGCTGAGAACGGCCAATATTGGCTTACTG